AAGATACTACAGAAGAATGGCTATTAGAATGCACAGAACCGCTGAACGACGCGCTCGCATTCTACGAAATTAACACTCCCCAACGCATCTCTATGTTCCTGGCTCAAGTCGGACACGAGTCCGCAGGTATGTCAGTCACAGAAGAAAATCTAAACTATTCCGCTCAAGGACTCAACAAGATTTTCCCAAAGTATTTCGCTCGCGCAGGACGCGATGCAAATGCTTATGCAAAGAAACCCGAAAAGATTGCGAACGTAGTTTACGGTAATCGCATGGGTAACGGTGACGAAGCGTCTGGTGACGGATATCGCTATCGTGGTCGCGGATTCATTCAGCTCACAGGAAAGAGCAACTACGCTGCTTTCGCGTCTGATATGGAAATGCCGCTTGAAGAAGCCGTAGCATGGTTGGATACTGCAGAAGGTGCAGTCTGGTCAGCTTGTTGGTTCTGGGATTCCCGCGAACTAAACAAGTGGGCTGACAAAGGTGATATTGTAACTGTAACTAAGAAGATCAACGGTGGAACAATCGGTCTAGAAGATCGTAAGCATCATTATGAAGAAGCTCTTCACATTTTTTCATAAGGAATTACGATGCCTAGATTTGGTAACCCCGATCCGAACGATGAACCAGTAAAAGTACCTGTTGCTATGGATCAGCTAGATCCAGCAACGAAAGGTGCAGCTTCAAGAATCGACTATGGTTATTCTTCACGACCATCGTACGGTTCGTCTTCCATGGCTCCAGCTGCACCACAACTTTCGGAAGCAGCTCAACTCGCAAAGATTGAGTTGGAGAAGAAGCAGTGGGAAGCTGAGAACGCAAAGCAAAACGAAGACTGGATGGTCAAGAAGTGGCGTCCAGCAATGGGTTGGTGCTATATGGTTATCTGCGTGCTTGACATGGCAATCTTTCCAGTGCTATGGTCAATCGCTCAGGTTATGGTCAAGACACCACTAACACAATGGATGCCACTAACGCTGCAAGGCGCTGGTCTATTCCATCTCGCAATGGGAGCCGTCCTTGGTATTGCCGCATGGTCCCGCGGTCAAGAAAAGATCCAGGGTGTAACAAAGTAAGGAAATGATATGAATGTGAATCCTGCGAATATTGAAGACGTACAGAATGCTCAACTTGAAATCATGATGCTTCGCTTGATTTCTGGTGAAGAGATTATCGGCAAGGTTGGTGTTATTGGAAACATGATCAAGGTAGTCAAGCCTGCTGCTGTCATGCTCCAACCACCAACTTCTGCTGCTGGTCGTGCTAACATGGCTCTCGTTGATTACATTCCTATGGCTAAAACCAAGGAGATCATTCTTGATCCGCGAAACGTTCTCTTTACCTATGAGCCAGACGCACAGATCGAATCAGCATACAATCAAAACTTTGGTTCTGGTCTCGTGCTACCCAAGAAAGGGATCTTGACAACTGCGTCATAAAGTGATACTATATCACTATGACAAAGTTTTACACGAACGCTCTCGAATACGGTAACAACATTCTCGTCCGCGGCTATGATCGCGGACGACCCTTCCAAGAAAAGATTCCCTACAAGCCCACGTTGTTTCTTCCATCTCAGCGTTCTGATGCTGCATGGCAGGACATTCGTGGGCTTGCGCTTGATCCTATGCCATTCGACTCTATGCGAGACGCCAAGGACTTCATCAAGCGATACGAAGACGTGAGCAACTTCAAGCTCTATGGTATGCCGCGATTCATGTATGCGTATCTCAACGATGAGTATCCAAACGAAATTGTCTATGATCGCGAACTAATCAACGTTGCGTATATCGACATCGAGGTTAGCTCAGAAAACGGATTCCCGACTGTCGAGCGCGCATCTGATACAGTCACAGCCATCACGCTGAAGAAAGACAAGATCTTCCATGTTTGGGGATACGGTGAGTTCACGACTGATCGCGAGGATGTGCGATACTATCAATGCAACAACGAGAAGGAACTGTTTATCAAGTTCCTGAGCGAGTGGAGCAATGGATATCCTGATGTTGTGACTGGCTGGAACGTAACGTTCTTCGATATTCCTTATCTCGTCCGTCGTATGAGCGCTGTGCTTGGTGAGAGTGAAGCCAAACGTTTCTCTCCATGGCGCATCTTCAAGGAGCGTCGTGTTCGCACGAAGTTTGGTAAAGAAGAGTCTGTCTATAACATTGCCGGTGTTGCTACTCTCGACTATCTTGAGATGTATCAGAAGTTCACATACACTCAGCAGGAAAGTTACAAGCTAGATCATATCGCGTTCGTTGAGCTTGGTGAGCGTAAGCTATCGTATGACGAATACGAAACGCTGCATGAGTTCTACATGAACGACTTCCAGAAGTTCATCGAGTATAACATTCGAGATACTGAACTCGTTGAGAAACTCGACGACAAGATGAAACTCATCGACATGGCTCTCGCGCTCGCGTACGACGCGAAGGTTACTCTGCTCGATGTGTTTACCCAAGTTCGTATGTGGGACGTCATCATTCACAACCATCTCTATAAGCAACGTATCGCTGTTCCTATCGAGGGAGGTGGTGCTAAGGATGAAGCGTATGTCGGTGCGTTCGTCAAGGAACCAAAGCCCGGTGGTTATGATTGGGTCATGTCGTTCGACTTGAACTCGCTGTATCCTCATCTTATCATGCAGTATAATATCAGTCCAGAAACGTTGTATCGTAACGAACGCGGTCATGCTGTGAAGACAGATATCACTGTCGATGAGTTGCTTGATGGCTATACGCCAGAAGTTCCTGATGGCTATGGGCTTGCAGCTAATGGATGTTTCTTCAAGAAAGAGCGACAGGGATTCTTACCTGAGATCATGGAACGAATGTATAACGATCGTGTTGTCTACAAAGACAAGATGATCGCTGCTCAGAAAGAGTATGAGAAGACTAAGTCTAAGCAAGCATCTAAGGATATCTCTCGATACAAGAATATGCAGCTCGCTAAGAAAGTTCAGCTGAACTCAGCTTACGGTGCGATTGGTAACCCACACTTTCGTTTCTTCGATATCAATCAAGCGACGGCTATCACTCTTGGTGGTCAGCTTTCTATTCGCTGGGCTGAAAATGAAATCAATAAGTATTTGAATGGTCTCCTCAAAACTAAGGATAAAGATTATGTCATTGCTTCAGATACGGATTCGCTATACATTACTTTTGACAAACTTGTATCTATGGTCTTTAAAGACGGAGGATCGTTACCAAGCGATCCTGTCGCTCGAAAAGAAAAGATCGTTACGTTTTTGGACAAAGTGGCTCGCGAAAAGATTGAACCGGTTATTGATGGTATCTATTCAGATCTTGCTGTTCGGATGGAAGCATTCCAGCAGAAGATGAACATGAAGCGTGAGGTTATCGCTGATCGTGGCATCTGGACTGCGAAGAAGCGATACATCCTCAACGTTCATGACTCCGAAGGCGTTCGTTATGCGAAGCCAAAGCTAAAGATCATGGGTATCGAAGCAGTTAAGTCGTCGACTCCTGCTGTCTGTCGTCAAGCCATTATTGACGCACTCAATATCATCATGACTCAGCCTGAAGAGGAACTGCATAAGTTCATCGCAGAGTTCAAGACTAAGTTCTACAAGTTGAGCTTCGAGCAGGTTGCCTTTCCACGATCCGTCCAAGATCTAACTAAATATGAGAAAGAGACGAAGAGCATACCAATCCACGTTCGCGGCGCTTTGTTGTATAACAACATGATTAAGAAGCTCAAGTTGCAAAAGAAGTATGAGCTCATCAAGGACGGCGAGAAGATTCGCTTCTCCTATCTTAAAATGCCTAATCCTGTTCGCGATAACGTGATCTGTGCGTTCTCAGCTTTGCCTGCTGAGTTCAATCTTGAGTCTTACATCGACTACGACATACAGTTTGAGAAAGCATTCATGGCTCCACTCAACTCTATTCTCGACGTTATCGACTGGCACTCAGAGAAACAAAGTACCCTAGAGGATTTTTTCGCATGACTATTAAGATTCCACAAGAGTATCTTGGTTTTGATTTTGGTTTCACGGGTGTTGATGAAAGTGAGATCAAGCAGGACGTCCTACAAGAGCTGAGTGCCAAAGATCAAGCGCTCACTGAAAAGGAACAAGAGCTAGCTCAGAAAGTTAAAGTGTTGGAGTCTATCATTGTTCCGTTGTTGAACAATCTGATTAAGACTGCTGACAAGGCATACATTCACTGGCCCAATCGTAAAGAGAAGTGTCAGGAGATGTTGGAAAAAGTATTGAAGACAACAAGAGGTTTGTGATGACTAGTTCCATGACACAGTTGAATCCGCCTATTCCCATCATGACCCCGAAGGGAAGAGCGATAGCTCACTTCATTATCGACTACGGTATGGAAAATGACTTGATGTGGGTTTGCTTTCAGGATGATACAGGCGAGTGCTGGACCTGGGAAAATGCTCACATCCGCGCTCGCGTCAACGAAACCATCGGACGCAAGAAAGCATCAAAGATTGTCGTTTAATCTAGATAGAGCGCTTATCATGCTGACGGGGATCGCACTCTCGGTCGTCGCAGCATGGTACTCAGTTACAGGACTCGTCGCTATCTTCGCTGGTGCTGCGCTCGCAGTTGTTATACTGGGCGGAACACTAGAGTTCGGAAAGATCATTCTCGCTTCATGGCTATACAGGAACTGGAAATACATTCCGTTCCTGATGAAAGCATATTTCACTTCTGCTCTCCTGATCCTCATGCTCATTACCAGCATGGGTATCTTTGGTTTCCTTTCCAAAGC